CAGAGGGTGTAAAACGGCACATAGTCGGTTTCCTCATTACTTAGGATTTCGTTCCCCGAAAAGTGAACCCGTCTTAGTTCTGCAATCCCATCTCCGTCGTAGTCAGTCTTTAGGTAGCACTCAAACACTTCAACCGTCTGCATGGACTTGTCGAGACTTGGCTCCATGTAAGGCTGCTCGTCTCGGTTGTACCTTGCAATGTACTCAGCAGAAAACTCAAGATCGTTGTAGACCGGTAGATTCATCACGATCTCGGCATCAAACCCCATCGCAACTAAATCAGACCTTGTGATGAGTTTTCTGTGCGCGACAAAGGGTGTCTCTCTGACCGTCTTGCCTGCCTTAGAGATCAAGAACTCTTCGGGAGGCACATTCTCGATCTTGATCTTTCCGGCCTTAGTCTTACGCATGAGTGCGACGTTATGAACGCGCATCATTTGGCCATCAATATCTTGCTCAACCGTCTCTTGCGCTGCGATCTCCATCGTGCCATCAGACATGATGAGAGCTAATTCGTCGTCGGTAAGGTTCGCGTACTGCTCTTTAGTAACCGAGATCGAGTCATCCCAGTAGGCTTTGATAACCCCGACCTTTTGAAGTATCGCGTCCTTAAACCAGTCGTGCATGATCGAGATGCCTGGGTTCTGCTTCATGAGCACCCAGTTTGTGTACTCGGTTGCTTGTTGGGCTAATGGCTCATCGCCTGGGCCTACAGGCTCAAATACACCGATCTGGTCAGCAGAAGTAAAAAGACGCATAAGAGGCGGTAGCATCCCGTCTACCGCTTCTGCAACCTCTCCGGTTACGATCTGGCTGCGACCCTCTACCTCGTTACCGTAGGGGTCACGCATGTAGGCCGTGAGCGCGTTCTTACGCTGCTCAACCGTCTCGGTCTCTAAGAAACCTATCGCGTTATCAATCTCACCTTGGAGAATCGCCTTTAATCGTCCGTCATCCATTTAGACCACCCAAGATACGTTAGGTTTCAGAGGTTTAGACCAAGATGTTGTCTCGGACATACCAACTGCTAAATACCGAAATGCGTCAGAAGCATGAGATGCCCAATCGTGAAGAGGCTTATCCCAGTAAACTTGACGCTTATCGTCGTATTGTCTCCGATAATTGCGTAGCGCGTCCACTCCACGCTTTGTCTTGGAGTCGAACCAACAATAAGGAATCAGCCTTCTTACGGCCTGTATCCCATCGTCAACACCCATTCTCGGCACAATCGTGATGTTTAACCCTGCTTCTTGCAGGAGTTCTAGCCTCGATCTTCCTGAGCCTAACTCTCTAACTTGTACGTCGTGAGGAAGTAACTGCTCGGCTAGTTCATAGCGATTTGTTCTCAGCCAGTTCACATACCAATCAAGTCCCTGACCGTGGTTCTCCACAAAGTCAATGAGTCGTGTTTCTAAACCAACTCTCTGGCAAACCCAGATCGCAGTGGAGTCACCTATCCCTAAGTCCCATGCTGCGTAAGTCTTAGCTAAACCATCTACAGGGATGTCGTGGAATCGCTCAGACGGTAGCTCATTGAGAAGTTGTCCGTAGTAACTTCCCTCGATTGCTGAGTCAAAGGAACACTCAAACTCTTGCAGGTACTTGTCGTCTCCCATTTCAGACTTGGCTGCGTCGAGTTCAGTCTGAGGGATAAGACCAGTCTCGGATGCTCGGAACTCAAGCAAGGCCCAATCGTTATGCTCTGACGCATGGTCTCTCAGGGTCTTGAAGTGGTTGTTTCCCTTTGGGGTTCCGAGGAAGAGAGCCCATCCCATCCTATCCGACAGGGCTGGACGAACCACCTCCGACCAGATACGCGGGTCTTGATCGCCAAATTCGTCGAATACAACGCCATCGAAATACTGTCCTCGCAGAGAGTCTGGGTTATCAGATCCTGCAAGCTGAATCCTTCTGCCCCAGAAATCAACCCGTAGCTCCGCAATATTGGCAATGGCGTTAAGTGGTTGGGTAAACTTGAGGAGGTAATCCCAGATGACTCGCTTGGTCTGGGAATAGGTAGGCCCGATGTAAGCATATCGGGGAGCCTCGCGGTTATTTTGTATCGCCTCGCGTATAAGGTGATTAACCGCGGAGACCGACTTTCCTAATCTTCTGTGAGCCACTACAACAGCAAAACGCTTCTCTCCTAACGCGTCATGAATCCTTAGCTGCTGAGGCCTTGGCGCATAAGGAATAATTATTCTGGTTGCGCCCATGAGATCTGCATTGCAACTGGTTGGCCATTCTCACCTGTTATCTCGTGCTTAACGCTCTCATGCCATTTAGCCCTTGTCTTTAGCCAAAAGATCATCGCCGTGGTATTTCCTGACATGGCTTGTTGATAGAGGCTTTTTGCTACCGCGGCATTAGCATCCACGCGACCGTCATCAAGCTCCTTCTTGTAATACTTAACAAGCGTATCCGCGCTTAGGTCTACCTTTGCGGCAATATCCTCGTGACGAACGCCAACCGCGGCTAGCCCTCTGACTAGCTTTCTGTTCTCATCCGTTGGTTCATGCAACACGCCCTGCATTTTTTTAACTCCGAATGTTAGTGTTCACTAACTAATTCTGCCTTCTTGCCGGTGAATTCTTCCCATCGCTTAACGATGACATCGCAGTATTTTGGGTCTAGTTCCATCAGATATGCAACTCGACCATTCTTTTCTGCTGCTACTAAAGTAGTGCCTGATCCTCCAAAGCTATCTAAAACAATGTCGCCACCTTTGGTGTTGTTAAGCATTTGGTATTCAAACAACGCGACAGGCTTCATCGTTGGATGCTCGCCGTTTCGACTAGGCTTGTCGAACTCTAAGATAGTTGTTTGCTTTCTATCTGCCGCCCAAAGGTGTCCAGCACCTTCTTTCCATCCGTACAAACAAGGCTCGTGCTTCCAGTGATAATCCTGCCTCCCCATTACAAGGCTAGACTTTTTCCAAATTAAACACTGCCTCACAACCCACCCGCAGTCTTTAGCCGCTCCGCGGAAGTTGTATCCCTCTAAGTCCGCATGCCAAATATAAAAAACCGCTCCTGATTTCATTACCGCATCAGCCGCGGTATACGCGTCTCTTAGAAACTGACGAAATTGGTCGTCGTCCATTGAGTCATTTTTTATAGTCAGCTTCTCTTTTGTGCCGCCCTCGTATGCCACGTTATAAGGCGGGTCCGTTAACCACATATCAACTTGCCGACCATTGCACAGCTTTTCTAGATGATCGATGCTCGTACTATCGCCGCACATCAACCGGTGCTTGCCTAGTACCCAAATATCCCCAGGTTTGGTAATAGGCTCCTCTGGAGTCTCAGGTACGGCATCCTCGTCAGTCAGTCCCTCTGTAGGTTCTAGCGAGTTCAGCAACCCGTCTAACTCTTCCTTACTGAAGCCTAGCATCTCAAGGTCAACGCCTTCTATCTCAAGTTCTTGCAACTCCAGCTTGAGTAAGTCGTTATCCCACCCTGCGTTCAGGGCCAGCCTGTTATCTGCAAGAATGTAGGCTTTGCGTTGAGTGTCGCTTAAATGAGACAGTCTAACAACAGGAACCTCGGTTAGACCTAACTTTCTCGCCGCGGCTAACCTTCCGTGGCCTGCAACGATTGATTGATCGTCCGCTATCAGGATCGGGTTGTTGAACCCAAACTCCTTAATGGATGCGGCTATTTGTGCAACTTGTGCGTCGTCATGCGTCCTTGCGTTTCGTGCATAGGGTAGCAATTGACCAATAGAAACCATTTCGATTTGATTCACCGTATTCTCCGTTGGAGGTCATCGGTTTTTATTCCTAGCAGAGATTGCCTTTGCTTTTGACCTTGCATCTTCCTTACTACTCGCACCCCATGCCTTTAGACTTAGTAAGAGTCTAGTAGGGCTACCATCAGGTTTACGCTCTGGGCCTGGCATGTTACCCATTCTCGCTAGGAAAGACGCTCTGCGCGGGTTATCTCCGCTCTTGACCGGAGCCTTCAAGTTAGAGCCAGGGTTAGCAGCCTCGTAAGACTTCCGACCTTTCTCGTTCAGGCCACCCTTAGCGTTCTTACCTTCTTTCCTAGTCCAAGCGGCAGTCATTTCTTAGCCGTTTTCGCTGATTCTTTGAAAGCCTTAGCGGTAGGTGCACCAGGAGCACCAGGCTTACGCATACGCTCAGGAGTCTTGCCAGCAGCTTTCTGCTTTTCTATACGCTCGCGTTTAGCGTGGATGTTTGCGTATAAACCTTTCATTTCTTTTTAGCCTTGCCAGCTTGAGATAGGGCAATCGCTACCGCCTGTTTCTGACTCTTGACAACTGGCCCACCCTTGCCTGAGTGGAGTTGTCCCTTGCCAAACTCAGTCATCACTTTCGAGATCTTCTTTTCCGCTTTCGTTTTCTTCATAGCTTTCTCCGTTTTCCTCGTCTGTGATAGGGCCACCAGTTACCCACGCCGCACAAGTCCTAAGCGCAGCGCACTTAAAGTCAAATATCTCGCAGAAACCAAGATCGCCAGCATCGACCGCCGACCAATCATCTTCTTCGCCTAAACCTTGTTCAATACAGTCGAGCATGGACTGCTTTTGGTTAAAGGCAGCGCAGTTACCGCAACGCGATTTCTTGGCTTGCTCACCAGAAACACGCCACTTAGCACCCATATCACGCCAATACTGACTGTTAGGCTCATTAGGGTTCATAGGCCCATACTGAGCCTTGTCTATCGCTTTCTGACGGTTCTTGAGGTTAACCTCAATATATTGCGTCGCAATCGGACAATCTGATGACTCTTCGTCCTCGCCATTCTTAAGGACGATCATTACCTTCGGGGAAAGCAAGCCTTTCATTTTTTAGCCTTTTGTGGTTGCAAAGGAATGCCTACTTTCCTGTCGTAACGGATAGGTACAGGAGGCACTTTCATTCTGTAGGGAGACGGTAATGCTTTGCTATCCCTGGTTCGTTTTTCCACAGCCATGCTGCTGCCTCCTTGATGTTCTTAGAGTCGTCCTTACCCACCGTCTGACTGCCTGCGTGGTGAACGTAACTCCTTGAAACAAAATGCTTAAAGTCACATACCGTAAGTGTATGACAAAAGACGTTATCTGAAAACCAATTGATCGGCGGAAACCTAACCGCTTGGAATGCTTCCTTGGTTACGTAAGCAAAGATCGGCGCAATGACGCTCGTCTCTTTGATCGTCTGTTCTTCCGCCCACTTCATCCCGTGTCTTGCACCACCCTCGAACCGGATGTTCTGGGCTTCCAGGATATTGTCAGACCTAGCA